TAGGAATATAATCTACAAAAGCACCACCATCTGAACCTACTGTTTCCTCTACTAAAATTGAACCTGTTAAGGTTAAGTCTTGGAATGTTTCTGGCTGGTTCCATTCTGTATTGCTTCCTGAAAAAGAAGTAGTTGTTTGAGTGTCTAACTGTGGTACAGGATATTTGTTTCTTTCTAATAAATGTTGTTTAACTACAACACCTGTACTTAGTCCTGCTCTTGATGGTGTATAATCTTTTAAAAGTTTAAATAATGAATTATCATAATATTTAATAATTCTTATAAAATCAAACCAATTATAATTTGATTTATATTTTTCAAAATATGAATCTCTTAAAGCATCTAACTCAGAATAAGACTCAGATGATGAAGATATTTGTCTTGGGTCACCAATATATTCTCCAATGTTAAAATAACCTAAAGTTGAGTTAATATCTTCATTTATTTCATTTTGAGGTGATAAAGCAACCTCTACATAATTAGTATTAGCTGTATAACTACCACTTATACTTTCATTTTGTTGTATAGATCTAAACTGAGATAACACATCAGCATTAGGTATATTATTTTCACTTCCTGTATAAGGTAATAAAATATTTTTAGTTCTTATTTTATTAGAAATGGGAGTTTGAATACCTGCTGGTACTTGGTCAAAGTAAATATATTCTTTATTATTAACAAATATACTACTGCTTAAATAGAAATTACTATCAGAGGCAAATGATGAAGTAGTAGTCCAAGAACCAGTTACTTTAGGATGTACAGAAATTGAACCTGTATATAATTCACCTCCTAATGGTGCTCTAAATGCTAAGTAATCTGATCCTTCTATGGAATTAGGATTCATTACATAAGCATCAAAATGACTTTCAGATAAAGGTACTGTATAATATCTTACTTCTTGTAATGAACCAGTAAATATATTATCTGTTAATGAAGAAGAAATACCAAAATAGGCTGTAGTACTAGCATTCCAAGCTGTTTCTGTAGAAGAAATTGAGGAAGAAGCTTGATAACCTAATGTGTTATTACTTTTATCATTATAATTTTTACTCTTTACATATAAATCATAATCAGTACCGTTTTTATTAACTAATACTGACCACCAAGTTTCATTAAATATAGGTAAATATACGCTAGCAGAACTATTTAAGTCAGATGGATCTGGTATAAAGTCTACTAAGGCATATTGATAATAAGGGTCAATTGGATCAGCACTACTTGAAATTAAAGATGAAGTAGTGTATCCTGAACCTGTGTATCTTAAAATTAATTTAACATTCTCATCTGTTTCAAATAAACTTTGAGAAGTTATACTAGCTGTATCTTGAGGTAAAACATCTGTTTTAAACCTAAATTCTACTGCTTGTGGATTATCACTATCTGCTGACCAATCTGTATTAAGGACAAAAGATGAACTTACAAAATATGAACCACTAGTATAAAAAGCATAATTAAATTCATTTTGCCAGTTATCCCAAGTATTAAAGTTTTTATCTTTACCTCCAAATTCATTAATTCTTAAAACAGTATCAGGAATACCAAATAAGGTAATTAAAGCTCTTAAACCTTCAACTGTACCTTTCTTTTTAAGAATATATGGTAAATTATGATATAATCTTTTATATGTTAAATTATTGACATCCTCTAATGTTAAAGGAATATTTGATGAAGTGACAAGAGTATTAATTACTTCACTTCCTGTAGGATATAATTGACCATCTGCTCCAAATCCTAATAATGATTGATAAGTATTATCTACTGAAAAATTATTAGTGTATATATCAACACCAAATGATCTTAGTATGTCTGCTATTATTCCTGAAGGGGCACCGTATTCTAAACGGTTATCTGTGTTTGTTTTATCACTTATACTTTTAATATATGTCCAAATATTATCAAAAGATTGACCAATCATTTTAACAAAAGTTAAATATTGATCACTATCATAATCACTTAAATAATCAGGAACAGTATTTGTTAATATATCTTGGTTATCATTATCATATAAAGAGGCAGAATATAATTGACCTCCATAATAAAGAGTACCATAAATATCACTACCATACCATGTTAAAACATCTGCTGAGCCAGTAGATGCTAAAGTATATGGGGGTTCTGAGTTTGTTTTAGGCCATGCTTTACTCCCAGAATCAAAATATAAGTAATATTCATAACCATCAAAATTAGTTATAATATCTGATATATATTTTTCAAGTAATACTGTACTACCACTTACAGTGGTTGTTTGAGACAAAGCATTTAAAGCCGCTATTTCATTATTATAATCCTCAATTTGTTTTGCTTTAGTATAAAAATTTTCTAATCTATTTTTAGCTGAGGAGAAATAAACAAAGTTTGAATAATCTATGTAGTCAATATTAATTTCAACACCTTTTTCTTCTAATAAACTTTGTAATTGGTTTAAAGAACTTGTGGTAACTGTATTAGTTAATGAACTACGGTTTTGATATAATGTAGAATTATTAACTAAAGATTTATTTTTTAAATTAGTATTAGGTCCTTTTAAACTAACAATATCATCAACTGGTCCAACATCAGAAGTAAAACTTAATAAATAGGATATAGGATCAGCTGCTATTGAACTTACATAACAAGTTGATTTTAAATCAAACTGTAATGGGAGTGGTTGATATAATTTTATTAAAATACTATAATCATCTGAACTTTTATCTAAAAAGACATTGGTAGATATGGCTAAGTTATTATCATCAAAGTTTAAGTAAAAATAATCATAGGTAGTATCTAAATTGAATTGAGCAAAAAACTCATCATATAGTACTTCTAGACTTTCATTAGAAATATTAGTATTATCTATTCTAATTTCTGTTCTATCTGAGGATATTTCACTTATAAAGTAAGTATTATCAGCTGATGATCCTAAAACATTATCAAAGAAATTATAAACAGCATAAACTTGACCATAATTATATTGAGTATTTTCAACATCTTTTCCTGGGTCAATATTAAGGGTACTTAAAGTACCATCATTAACATTATTACCTAATCCTTCAGAAGACCAATTATTATAATTTGGTTCATAAAATAAAAGATTTGTATTTAAATCATAAATACCAAATTCAATATTACTACCTGTAGTAGAAATAAATCCCGTTTCTTCAGAAGAACCTATTAAATTAGTATCCTGTTCTGATAAAGACGGGGGATTAAAAATAGAATTGTATGGTATTTGCTCTATGGTATAGTTTTCAGCCATTATAAACTACCTGATATTATCTGTTGTTGTAATGTTAAATTTTCTTCTCTTAGAGAATTTACTTCCTCAATAAGAGCTTCAACTGTATCATTAGGAAAAGTTGAAGTTCCTATATATTCACTGCTCGTTTTGATAAGGTACTCATGAGAATTTGTATCTCCAAATTTAGGTATATCATAAAATAAAGAACTATAAGAATCAAAAAAAGCAATAATCCTTGTTTCAATTATATTTGGATCTAAATTATCTGTAATAGATGAAGTTACTTGGGGAGTAGTATTTACTAATTGGGTAAAATTAGTATTAACTACTCTCTTGAATTGAGACTTGTTATAGACTTCTTTATTTAGATTAATATTAGCCATTAATTATTTTAAAGTAATAATCATCATCAAAAACAATTGTTGAATTATCTATAGTACTTTTGATTAATATTTTATAATACCTTTCAGGTTCTAATCCAGACATGAATAATTTAAAGAAATTACCATTTGAATCAGCACTTATTTTAGTATAAGTTGTATCAAAATCAATTACAAATTCATTAGTATCTAAATCCTTTACAGCATAATAAGATGCTGTTGGTAAATAATAATTTGAAGTATAAAGTGAAGATGTTTGCCACACTCTAGTTGGATATGTTGGTCTAACATTTACTCTAAAAATATTTACACTATCTAAATCAAATGTTCCTGGATTTTGTTCTAGAGTTACTGTAGCAGGTGTTGCTGAAATTTCACTGATCGCAGATGAAGTATTGTAAGTAAAATCATTCCATTTAAACTCCAATTGTGGAGGATAAATTGTGTTTGTATCTAATGAGTAAAATTTTAGTTCTGGTTGGTAATTCTTATTGTTTACAAATTCAGGATCTTGTTTAATAATAAACCCATCAAAAGTATCATTAGGTATAGCTCCTGTGTACCATGCTCTAATTGTATTAGATACATCTACATTTAAATCTTTATCACTTGAGTATGCAAAGGATTGTGTTGAAAGTATAGGGTAAATATCAGAATCAAAATATGAAACTGTTGAACCTGTAAACCATGTTCCACCACCAGCATATCCATTAATATTTCTATCATTTGATGATCCAGTATATGATCCAGTAGCATAATTATTATAAGCTGATGTACTCCAGGCTTTACTTCCAGAGTAATCAATCCAGTACCAACTTACACCATCTGTTGAAATTGGATCATCTAAATATCTACCTGTTCCCATAGACCAAGATCCAGAAACAGGATAAACTTCTAATAAAGTTCCTGTAGGATTAATTTCTAAACCTGTAGCTGTTGATACAAAACATCTTAAATTTACTGTCCAAGATCCTGTATCTAATAATTGTTCTGAACCACTAATACCTAAGTATGTGGTAGATTCTATAATGTTTTCAATGGTATCACCATCAAAAGATACTAAAAATCTACTAGCCTGAGGGTTAGCATCTGAGTAGGCAAAAGTAGTAAGAGTAGATTCAATCATTGGATCTAATCCTGTATTCATATTTGGGAATATAGAATATATTGTTGCGTCTTTATCAGGGAATATTTTATATACTGCCATTTTATTTTATTAGATAGGTACTACTTTTCCTTGAATATCTGTATCAGGGTATTTAACTTCAAAAATCATAGGATCAATTGAAGGATATACAGTATTATTATTTGTTGCTCCTTCTATATCATAAGCATAATTACTGTATCCTAAACTTTGTCCTACTTTATTAACAATTTCTATATTTTTTACTGTTTGAACTCCATCTATTCTATCTAAGATAAGTTGTATTTCTCTTAAAGGAATAGGTTCATTTATTTGCCACTCATTTATATTAAAATAATTTTGTAAAGCATCTACACATCTAAGTAAAACAATATTATTATTAAAATTAGGCAATGTTATAATCTCAAAATTTACTCCAATATTAATAATAAAAGCATCTTTAACTCTAATTGAATCATTAATTGCTTTATATTCTGATAAGAAGTTTATTATATTTTGTTTAACTGTGTTAGATAATGTTACTAATTGTGTATCTGTATTATATCCTAAAACATATAAATCTAAGATAGAAGTAGTATCACCTGGGGTAACATTAGATAATTTTGTTGGTTCAATATAAGCTTTAGCAATACCTCCATATTTTGAAGGCATAGATAACGCTCTAACTAAATAATCATCTTGAGTAATGTTACGTAATTGAGCTTGATAATTTGCTAAAGTATTTTGTCTAACTTCCTCTACTGTGTCTCCTGATCTTCCACCAGAGGCAGCAGCGTCATTATTTACAGTTACAGTTGTTAAAATATTATTAGCAGTGTCTACATTTAAATTTCTATTATTAAAAACAGGGGTTGTATTTAAAGTATTTATAGTATTAGCTGCTACATTAGAATTAACTCCACCTCCTGTTAAGTATCTAACAGTTAAAGTAGTATTGACTGGAGCAATACCATAAGTGTTAGTATACATAAAGTTGGTAGGTGAGTATGCTGTTGTTAATTTATCTTTACCAAATGGTAATCCAATTCCTACATTATTAGCATTAGGAGTTATTTCCTCATCTGTATCAGAAGGATTACCTGCCCCAAATTGTATCTGTAATGTAGTACTATCTAATAAACGAGTAGCAAATCTTCGTTGTACTTTTCTTAGTTGTAGTAAATAAGGAGCATCATTAGTAACTAAATTAGGATTATTTTGATTTGTATTTTTAATAGAATCTAAAATAGTTTCTTGTCCAACATAATCTACTTCATACCAAACATTTCCAGCTGAGTCTGTTATATTTAATATTCCAATAATGTTTGTAGCGTCAATTTCTACTGTAGGATAAGCTTCATAACTACCAAAAGTAAATGTTGTTATATTAAGAGTAGCTGAATATGCTTGTCTGGTTTTCTTTAAAAGGTAATAAATAGGCTCACCTGCTGAAATTTCATATACTGAAACTTCTGTAGGGTCTAATGAACTACTTTGAGCAAAATTTATTGGTTCTTCAATTAAGAAATTAACTGAGCCATTAGTTACCTGTGATGGTGAAGATATAGATAAAGCATAGTTATAATCAGGAACATTATCTGCTCCTGATCCACTTGCTGGAACCTGTTGGTATACATCTATATCAACTATAGCTACATTTGTAGCTTTTGGTTTATATCCTAACATATAAGCCAAATCAAAGATATTAGTTACCTGTCTAGAATACTGTAAAAATGTTTCTTGTATTTGGTTATCCAAATAAAATGACAAAATATCTCCTACATAAGATGCTTGTTCCATAAACAACATCCCTGGAGAAGCGGGGGTAAAGTCATTATATGTTGTAGGGAAATATGTTTTAGAATATTCAATAAGGGTGTTTCTAAAACTTGTAAAGTCCCTATTTAAGTAATTAATATCTCTTATTACATCAGCCATTATAGTACAATAGTTATTTGATCACCAGATATACCAAATCTTTTAATTGAGTAAGTTAATATAATTTGTATTTGGTTATTATCTTCTGACCCGTATATTTCTAAATTTTCAACTCTAACATTTGCAAAATTTTGTTGGAGTTCAGATTGGATTAAGTTTTCTAAGGCATCAAAGTTTCCTTCATTTATTTGTTCAAAAACATATTGTTTAATGTTAGAACCAAATGTTGGATTAAAAACTCTAGAGCCTTTTGGGGTTAGAAAAAAATTAACTAAATTTGATTTTAGTTGATCTTTAGTAGTAAATGTGGGTTTGAATATAGCAGTTCCGTTAAAGGGGATAGCTACTCCAACCGCATTTTGCGGTCTTAAAGAACTAGTAATTTCAACTGGATATTTTTGAACTGCACCAAACGCCATTATTTACTCATTAATCCCATTATTTGATCTAAAGAAACTTGACCTTCTGGTAGTTTTCCAGTTGCAGGATCAGCACCTTGTGGGTTAAACTGACCAGCATATGCTGTATTTGCTGGTTTATTATTTTGCATTTCACCTAACATTCCTGAGAACATGTCTCTGCGTTCTTGAGAAGAAAGTTGTTTTGGTTGCTCAATATGAGGTTGAGCGTAAGTGTCTTTTGATTCATTAACAACTGTTTTAGGAGCACGAACTGCCTCAAGAAGAATATCTTTCATTTCTTCTTGGATAGCTTCTTTAACAGCTTCTTTAATTACCTTTTTTAAAATGTCTGTTTTCATTTGTTATAAATATTTAGTTTAATAAGAGCTTAAATTATCTCTATCAATTATAAGTTTTAATTCGTTTATTAATAT